CGGTTCAGAGTACCGTCGGGATTGACAGCCACCTTGCCGGAGGTATCGGGTACCTGCTTAATAGAAACAATGATTTTCATTTTAACCTTTACCTCCTATCCTTATTTCACGCCCAGGTGGCTGGAAATGACCATACGCTGGACCTCAGAAGTACCCTCATAGATCTCGGTGATCTTGGCGTCGCGCATCATGCGCTCCACGGGATACTCACGGGTGTAGCCGTAACCGCCGAAGAGCTGAACAGCGCGGCGGGTCACGTCGGAAGCGGCCTCAGCGGCGAACAGCTTAGCCATGGAAGCGTCCATGGAGTAATCCTCATGGAGCTGCTTCTTCATAGCGGCAGCGTACACCAGGTACTGAGCAGCCTGCATACGGGTGTGCATATCAGCCAGCTGGAACTGAGTGTTCTGGAACTGGCTCAGGCGGCGGCCGAACTGGACGCGCTCCTGGGTGTACTTGACAGCCTCGTTGACAGCGCCCTCGCCCAGGCCCAGAGCCTGAGAAGCGATACCGATACGGCCGCCGTCCAGGGTCTGCATAGCGATCTTGAAGCCCTTGCCTTCCTTGCCCAGCAGGTTCTCCTTGGGCACGATGCAATCCTCAAAGATCAGGTCGCAGGTGGAGCTGCCGCGGATACCCATCTTCTTCTCGTGCTTACCGGTGGAGAAACCGGGGAAGCTCTTCTCAACGATGAAGGCGGAGATGCCGTGGTTGCCCTTGGACTTGTCGGTCATGGCGAACACCACGAAAGTATCGGCCACGTTGCCGTTGGTGATGAAGCACTTGCTGCCATTGAGGACATAGTCGCCGTTCTCGTTCTTGACAGCGGTGGTCTGCTGGCCGGAAGCGTCAGTACCGGCGTTGGGCTCGGTCAGACCGAAAGCGCCGATCTTGCGGCCGCTCAGCAGGTCGGGCAGGTACTTCCGCTTCTGCTCCTCGGTGCCGTTCTCATAAATGGGAGCGCAGCACAGAGAGGTGTGAGCGGAAACGATAACAGCAGTGGTGCCGCAGACCTTGGCCAGTTCTTCCACGCACATGGCATAGGACAGGACGTCGCCGCCGGCGCCGCCGTATTCCTTGGGGAAGTAAATGCCCATCATGCCCAGCTTCGCCATCTTCTCGACGGTCTCCATGGGGAAGCGCTCTTCCTCATCGATCTCCTCAGCCAGAGGCTTGACCTCGTTCTCGGCGAATTCCCGGTACATCTTGCGGAGCATCTGCTGCTCGTTTGTCAGATGAAAATCCATGATTCGATCCTCCTACAATTTCTTGTTCGGTTATTACAATCTCCCGTCAGCATTTGAAGAATTTCATGACCTCCGGGACAAGCAATACGAGATAGTTTCGGTAAAAAAAGCGATTACTTTGTTACATTTTTAACACCGAAAACTCAAAGAAATCGCAACAGCGGCAACGCCCCTGTTGCAACCCAGTGCCCACTTTTCACCTTTACTATGTGAAAATTATAACGCAGCCGCGAAAGAAAGGCAAGGAAAAGCGCTTCGTGAAAATTGCCAAACTTTTAACGCTAAAACTGTCTCATATGTCGGAAGGTCCAGTATCCTTGTAAAATTTACGTTTTATTGTCTGAAAATGTAAAAAACCGGGCCGCTTTTCAGCGGCCCGGTCATGGGATGATTTACTTGCTGTAATCGTAGAAGCCCTTGCCGGACTTGCGGCCCAGCAGGCCGCCGCGAACCATCTTCTTCAGCAGCAGAGCGGGACGATACTTGCCGTCGCCGGTCTCGTTGAAGAGGGTCTCCATGATGGCCAGGCACACGTCCAGACCGATGAAGTCGCCCAGAGCGAGGGGGCCCATGGGATGGTTTGCGCCCAGCTGCATAGCCTTGTCGATATCCTCCACAGAGGCAACGCCGGTCTCAACCAGGCCGATGGCCTCGTTGATCATGGGGATCAGGATCTTGTTGACCACGAAGCCGGGAGCCTCAGCAACCTCAACGGGATCCTTGCCGATCTCCTGAGACAGCTTGTAGATGACGTCGAAGGTCTCCTGAGTGGTGTTGGCACCGCGGATGATCTCCACCAGCTTCATGCTGGGAACGGGATTGAAGAAGTGCATACCGATGACGGGGTGCTTGAGGCCGTTGCCCATCTCGGTGATAGACAGAGATGAGGTGTTGGAAGCGAAGATGGCCTCGGGCTTGCACAGCTCGTCCAGCTCGCAGAGCAGCTCCTTTTTGGTAGCCATGTCTTCCTTGACGCACTCGATGATCAGATCGGCGTCAGCGCAGGCGGACTTCTCCTCCACCAGGATGTTGGCCAGCAGAGCGTCCACAGCCTCCTGGGTCATCTTGCCCTTGGCCACGCGCTTGGCCAGAGAAGCAGCCAGCTTATCCTTGTGCTTCTGAGCGGAAGCCACAGAGCTTGCATACATCAGGGCAGTGTGGCCCTTAGCCGCGAAAACCTGAGCAATGCCGCTGCCCATGGTGCCGGCGCCGAAAATCGCTACTTTCATGTGATTGTCCTCCTGTAATTTATGTGATTATGGGGGGCCGCTGACCGGAAAGCATTCCGTCAAGGCCAGTTTCACCTGCTTAGTATTATACGGTCTCCCCCACTATTAAGCAAGGACATTTTCCCCTTCCGGCGGATTTTCTGCACTTCCCACAAAGGGATCGTTAAATTTTTTACATATCCGTTAAATAATTAACGTTAAAATAATCACGCAGCTCATAAGTCCTCATAAGCTCCCATAAGTTCTTAAAATTCAGTCACCTGCAGAGTTTTCAGAACCTCACTTCTTATAAGTGATTATAAGTTTTTATACCAGAAAGGTTACGAGAAAGCTATTACCAATACCACCAGGGAATGACACACAAGCGAAGCAGAAGCAACATAAGCACCATTGGAGACGAAAAAAGGCCATCGACCTGCTCCCCGTGAGGGAGAGATCGGTGGCCTGTCGGTTTGTTCTTTTTTGAAGCCCTGGCGTTCGAGTCACACCAGTTCATAAAAACGACCGGCTGCATCTCTAAAATGTCGCCTGTTGCGGAGAAAAACTGACTTTTTGATAAAACCTGTTTGTCTAACTTTTTTCAGTGAAAAAGCTAATAAATATGTGAAAACTCCACACTTTCGTGCGGAGTTTTCTGTGCTGCATCTTTCATCAACACATTCTGGTACGCCCGACTGGATTCGAACCAGACGCCGCCTTTTATCGGGGCAAAAAAGTTATTAGATAGTATATAAAATTGATGTTTTTATTAACTTTTGGCAAACGTTATTTAGCCCATATAAATGGCAAGTGTGTACTTTTGCGTGTACCTCAATCATTGATTTTCGGGCTTTTCGGATGCCAGGCAAAACCATCCTTCAGCACAATATATACCAGCCTAGCCCCTTGTCAGGCCACCCAAAACGTGATATAATCTTACCGTGTAGAGAAGACGGCGATTGTATCACTTTCGACTGGTCTATGCGTCAAACACAAACACAAACAGAAAAATAGACACCCGACGACTGGTACTCGTCGGGTGTCGCTCCTTTTTCGTAAAAAAAACCGCCCCGCAGCGCAGTGCTGCAGGGCGGTTTCTCTCAGCCGGTCCAGTCGGCCTTGGCCTCCCGCTTATCGAAGTGAAGGAAACTGCCATATACCCCAACGCCTCCATGGTTGGGGGACACGTTCCGGGCATATCGCTTCAGGTCCTTGATAGAGACTCCCGGCATGTGGATATCCGCAGCGTATCCGTAAAGGTGCTGACTGTGCTTGCTGGCGTTTTTCAACGTGCTGTTGTAGGCCACCGTGCGGTAGCCGCTGTTGATAATGAGGGGAATCTCCTTCCCCTTGCCGTGCTCTTGGCTGGCCTGATACCGGATGGACTCCAGATCCCAGGGAAGCTGCTCATGGATCAGAACCACGTCACTGCCATCACGGCAGCGAAACTCTTTCACTTGGAAATGAGGAGTCAGGTACTTGTCCCCATCAGCGGCCAGAGAGTAGACCTTAACATCCATGCCTATTCTCCTTTCAGCTTGTACAGCACCCGAACCAGCTCCGCCCGGGTCAGCGTTTCCGCCGCATTGCTGCCCGTCACCAGCCCCTTGGCCTTGCCCCATGCCAGCGCCG